ACAACAGCCTTTAATCCTTCAATTGATGAGATTATTGAAGAAGCGTATGAAAGAACGAATGTACGCGGGACTCGAACAGGTTATCAATTAAGAAGTGCTAGGCGTTCATTAAATATTCTATTGTCGGAATGGGGCAATCGAGGAATTAATCTTTGGAAAATTAAATTGGCCAGTATTCCTTTAGTGGAAGGTCAAGCAGAATATAATTATACGGCGGATAGTACAAATTTTCCAACTGACATAAGTGATGTATTAGAAGCTTATGTGAGAAATAATTCAACAGTAACAGCTCCCGTAGATACGGCTCTATCTAAAATAGGAAGATCCACTTATTCAGCTTTACCCAATAAATTATCAAAAGGAACTCCTTCACAATATTATGTTCAAAGACAAGCATACGTATTTTTATATACAACACCTAGTTCTAGTTTTTCTGGAGCAAGTTATCTTGTTAATTTTTATTATATGGCAAAATTAGAAGATGTAGGTGCTTATACAAATACTTCCGATACAGTATTTAGATTTTATCCAGCTTTAATTTCTGGATTAGCTTATTATTTAAGTATGAAATATTCACCCGAACAATCATCAAATTTAAAATTAATTTATGAAGATGAAATGCTTAGAGCAATGCAAGCAGATGGTGAGCAAACATCAACTTATATTACACCACAAACATTTTATGGAGATGGAGTATAATGTCAGGAGTTTTTTCTAGAGGTAAAAGATCAATGGCTATTTCTGATAGATCAGGAATGGCATTTCCATATCGAGAAATGGTAAAAGAATGGAATGGGTTTTTAGTTCATTATTCAGAGTACGAACCTAAACAACCACAACTCGATCCAAGATTTCATGGTGGTGATCCGCAAGCATTAAGAAATGCAAGACCTCAACCTGCAGCTGTAACTAGTTTAATTATGTTAAGTAATAATCCTTTTGAAACTATTAAATACGGAGGAAGTACTTTTGTAAATGTTTTTTCAATTGATCATAAAAGATCAACTGGTGATACAGTAAGATTTAGAGGACCTCCTGTAGTAACTGCTACAGGTTCAGGAGGAGCAGATGCAAAAAATTTACAACAATTTATATCGGTACCTACATTTGATAATGTAAGTGATATTAGTGCAGCAGCTGGTTTTACAATTACAGTTGGAAAGAAAAATTCAGATGGTAGTGTAACTGCTGCGGCAGGAACTTTAGGGGAACCAGAAAATTATTTTTATTTTACAAGTACAAGTACAGCAACAAGTGGTAGTGTAAAAGGAGGCGGCGATTATTGTTCAGCAGGACCTGTAACATTATCAGTCGTAAACGCATAATATGGCATACAGTTTAGCAAATTTACAAACAGATATTAGAAACTACACTGAAGTGAGTGGAACTTCTACAGGTGGGGTTTTAAGTGATGATGTTTTAGCAAGACTCATTAAAAACGCTGAACATACGATTTTCAGGGCAGTCGATATGGATGATGAAAGATTTTATTCTACGTCGAACTGTATTATTGGAAATAGATATGTAAGTACTCCTACTGACTGTAGAGTCATTAGATATGTTCAATTATTAAATGATAATGTGAGTCCTAATGTTCAAGTTTTTTTAGAACAAAGAGATGTTAGTTTTATGGCTGAATATTATAATACTCCTTCTACTGCATCGACTTCTCTTCCTAAATACTGGGCTAATTGGAATGAGACTTGTTGGGTAGTTGCCCCTACTCCTGATACAGCTTATGAAATTACCATGGCTTTTAATAAAGAACCTGTAAGTCTTACAGATGCTACCAAATCTACTACGGGAACTTATATATCCAATAAATATCCTGATTTACTTTTGTATGCATGTCTGGTAAATACATATGGATACTTGAAAGGTCCGCAGGATATGTTACAATATTATAAAGCGGCCTATAAAGAAGCTTTAGAATCGTACGCGATCGAGCAAATCGGTCAAAGACGCAGAAGCGAATACGGCGATGGAGTCATTCGCGCTCAACTAATCTCAAAATCCCCATCGAGTAATTAATTATTAAGGAGATAAAAAAATATGGCAAACGTAATACCTTATGCATTTCGGGGAGAATTATTTACCGGAACACATAATTTTGCATCTGGAGGAAATACTTTTAATTTAGCATTGTATACTTCAAATCCATACGACACAGCGAGTACTGTGTATGTAGCTACAAATGAACAAAGTTCAGCGGGTGGAAGTAATTATACTGCACGAGGAAATGCTTTAGGATCTAATGCAGTTGTTTATGCAACAGCTGTTGCATCTTGTGATTTTGCTGATAGTACATGGTCATCAGCAACAATCAGTGTGGCTTTTGGAGCAATTTTTAATACTAGTGCGAGTGATAAATTATGTGTGGTTTTAGATTTTAGTGGAACGAAAACTTGTACCAATGGTACATTTACAGTTTCTTTCCCGGATCCAACAACAGCTTCAAATGCTATCATAAGTATGGCTTAAGGAGAATAAATGGCTTTAGTAATAAATGATAGAGTAAAAGAAACCAGTACTTCAACAGGAACTGGAACAATTGATTTAGCAGGTGCTGCGACAGGCTTTGAAAGTTTTGTTGCGGGGATAGCTACAGGCAATACAACTTATTATACAATTTTTAATCAAGGAACGACTGAATGGGAAGTTGGACTTGGAACAGTAACTGATGCAACACCTGATACTCTTTCAAGAGACACAGTCATTTCAAGTTCTAATGGAGATGCAGCAGTAACTTTTACGGCGGGTACAAAAGATGTCTTCTGTACAATGCCTGCGAGTAAGACCGTCTATTTAGACGCAACAGGAATCCCAGTAGGAGCAGCGTCAGCAGGTTTTGCATTAGCAATGGCGGTCGCATTATAGGAAAATTATGGCACAAGATTTTAGAAACGATATACAAAGAAACGTAGGAACAGTAGCCCAACAATTGTTGGATGCAGGAAACTATGACGCCGTAATAGGAATTAGATGTTGTAATGTACATGCATCTTCAACTATTGCTTTGGATGTTTATATTGTGAATGGCGGAAATAATTATTACATCGCTAAAGATGTGAGCGTTCCACCGAATTCTGCAATTGAACTTATTCAAGGCGGAGCTAAAATTGTTCTTAAAAGTGGAGACGATTTGTATGCAGTCAGTGATGTTGCATCTTCCGTTGATATTGTTACTTCGTATATTGATACAATTAGTTCTTAAGGAGAATTATGACGGCAATAGTAAATGGAATCCAGTACGTTGGAGGCGCAACAGGCGCTAACGATTTTATAAATAATCAAGCAGCTAGCTTAAATGTTACTCAAACAATTGAGAGTGGTGTCTTAGCCGGTCCAATTTCTATTCCATCCACAATAACAGTAACAGGAACGTTGGTAATAGTATAATGAGCAAGATAGAAGTAGATAAGATAGATCCACAATCAGGAACAGCTTTAGAAGTTGGTACTTCAGGAGATACTGTAACAGTACCTTCAGGTGTTGGTCTTACTTTAACTGATTCTACATTACTTTTACCAACAACAATTAACACCGATAAAATAGATCCTAAATCAGGAACAGCCTTAGAAATTGGTACTTCAGGAGATACAATTACTGTTCCAACAGGAGCAGGACTAACGGTCACAGATGAAGTTAAAACTAACAAAATTTCACCAGCAACAGGTACAGCTTTTACACTAGGAGATTCAGGAGATACCTTCACAGTTCCTTCTGGAGCGACTATTTCTAATTTAGGAACGGCTACAGGATTTGGTGGTAATACTCCAGGATTTCAAGCTTATTTAAGTGCTAGTCAAACTGGTATTACACAGAATACTTGGGTAAAAGCTGAAATAGATACAGAAGTTTATGATAGTGATGGTACTTATGATAACAGTTCTAACTATCGTTTTACTCCAGCAGTTGCTGGTAAATATTTTGTTTTTGGTCAAATTTATTTTACTTCACCAGGAGAAAGGTTTTATGACATATATCTTTCAATTTATAAGAATGGTTCATCACTGATA